GCAAGGTAAGAATTTTATGGAAAAAGTTTCTAAGACTCCTCATTTATGGGGTCTATCTAGGCCTCATCAACAACTTGCTATTAAGTACGTTAGACCTTCAGCGGCGAGCAGAATGGCTCATTCCAAGGGAGTTGATACAGCTCCCGTGTTGGCACTGGATCCCCAGTGCGCAGCACCACTCGCAGGTGGATGTTTTGCGCCCGATTCCGAGGATCAGATGGCTCTTTCAACCATATTTTCTCGATGGTCCGCTTTTACTAGTTTTGACTGGGATCCTGCTGATACTATTGATACAAAACTTATGGATATCGCAGTATACCCAGGAATTTTCACTAGTCCAGGATCAACAATCTACCCCTCATCAGTGGGGTACGCAAGTATGCCTTTCAAATACTGGAGAGGTTCGCTTGAATACAAATTCGTCGTTGTCAAATCTGCGTACCATTCAGGACGTTTGCGCATTCAATTCACCCCAACAGGACTCGGGCTTACAGCAGCTGCACAAAGCGAGGTGTACACCCAGATTCTTGATATCTCGGAAGGTTCGGAGACTGTCCTTCGAGTCAACTGGGCTCAAAGTAAAAAGTATCAGGAATTGTCTATACCGTTTGGGTCTGAGGTGTATGATCCCGTGAATATCATATATAATAATGTGGCATTCAACGGGGCAATTAATGTAACAGTTCACAACGAACTTGTGTCTCCTGATGGCACCAGTGGTGTAACCATTATAGCCTATGTGCGTGGTGGTCCCGATTTGGACTTTCAAGTTCTGAAAGAAGGAACGGATTCTATCTCTTCAATGACTTACTTTGCACAAGGTGAGGTAGTAGAACTAGTTGGTGAACTTGATGAAGAAATGACGGATATAGCAGCTCCTTTAAATTTTGGAGAAAGGATAACTAGTGTAAGGGATTTGGTAAAACGATATTCTTTTCACAGATTGTTTGTTGCCGAAGATGGTGCTTCTACACCTTTTGGATTTCTCAAGTATAAATTTGGAGTCCTACCTGCACCAGGTGGGAAACAGCCTTTTGGAGTAGATGTCCTGTATAATCAAGCGGGCCCCGTACCTGTTAATTATTCC